GTTTCTCCATGTTTTTTGTCGTTATCTCTCCCCCCTTCCCTTTTTTCCATTTTCCCACAGCCATAGAAGAAACCCCTAATTCTTCAGCAAGTTTTCTATCCGATATTTTATTTTTTTTAAGGTAAGACGTTAATTTTTTTCCTACTTCATCTACTCCTCCAAACATATCTACTGGAGTTTTAGTAGTTGAGCCTAACGGTACATCATAATATTTTGCTAATTTTTCTAATGTTTTTTGTGTGGGAATTGATTTTCCACTTATTATATTATATAATCCCGGCCTACTAATTCCCGTCTCTTTTTGTATATGGGATAGTTGACGAGAATCTACAGACCCCTTAAGCATTTCCGGTAAATCTTGTGCAAAGGATTTACTGGATTGTTTTAGTTTAGAGACTATAGGTTCGGATATTGTAATCATATTTTTACCACCAGAGGGTACTACTCCCATTAAATTGTGCATATCATGGACAAAACTTGTTATAGTTCCATTTGGCTGAACAAGGTGTGTAGTAGCTGTTCCCCCTAATTCATAAGCAGAAGATAAACTATTCCCCACTATAAGAACTGGTTGGTCAAGATCGGGGCCTATTTTTTCAAAATCACCTTTCCCTAAAATTCTATCTTCATTCATAATTTTCAAGCCTTTAGCTTTTAAAGCGGAAATGAGTTCCCCTTTAGAGGAAAATCCTCCAAATTCTCTAAAAGTTTTAGTTATGTCTCCGTATATAGCTCCGTCCGATACTTGCTTTAACGGACTTTTCTTATATTCCCTTATAATGTCTAACCCATGTTCCTTTATTTTATCTACTGTAAATTTAACTTTTCCACCTATACCTCCGGGTATTTCTGTATTCATTGCTTCCAAATGCTTTCTATTTGTTGTAGTTACGTCCCTAGATAAATCCCCTCCGGACCTCCCGGCTTGTTTAACATTTCCTAAAACACTTCCTGACCATTCTTCACTTGCCTTTATCCCCTGAACCTGTGCTATGCTTCTAAATACTGCATCTGTTTCTGTCGTATTTAAATGATCCATGTTAGACTTAGAAACTATATCGTCCCAAAAAGATTTATTAAAAGTTCCCATAGAATGATATATACCTTCACCGGGATTGAGAATAGTTTTGTTTATAATGGGGATGTCGATTCCTAATTGCTTCTGTAAAAGACCTGTCTGCACTATTTGACCAGCTATTGTTTGAGCAGCAAATCTTTGTTTATAACCAGCAAACTCCTCAAAAGTCTTAACTTTATTTTTCTTTAAAAATTGTTCAAAAGATATTTCATCTGCTGTTCCTACGGACTTACCTACATCTGTCCTGGGGTTCACTCTTTCCCTAGCGTATCTTTTTTTAAGATCGTTTGTTTCTTTAGCGTACTCATTTTTTAATTTACTGATATTTTTATTAGTAGTCCCGTCTTTGAGATATTTATTTACGTCTTCAATTAAACGTATGTCTCTGGATATATATTTTTTTGCTCCTCTAGGGATTCCCTCTGTCCTTAATAATTGTTGACCGAATGGGGATATTTGTTGGAGCATATTATCCAATATACCACCTCCGAATTTTTTCATAGATAATTTACCCTGGCCTACAGGACCGGATTTATAAAATCCTTCGACAAAATTCATCATATTAGCCGCTGAACCTCTAGCTATTTTTCCGGTTGATTGGAGTGCTGTGGCCGCTAAACCAGCCTTCCCTACGTTTATTTCTTTTTTTGCTTCCGATAAATTTTCAGCGAATCTTATTTTTCCAGTGTCATCTCTTACAAGAGGTAGTATAGGATCAGTTATAGCATCAACAGTGTTTTCGGCTATTTCTTTACCACCCCTTTTTATTAATCCAGTTCCCCAAAATTCTGAAGCAGATAACCCAAGTTCCCCTACTCTCCTTGCCCACGGATTTTCTTTAAAAAATTCTGACGTTGCTTGTCCTACATCAGATCGCGCTGCATCCATAGCTGTTTCTTTAATATATTCTTTTGTTTCTTTTTGAACATCTTCAGGAAACATCCCAAATAAACCTTTAGCACCTTCGGCTATAGGAACAAAACCTATATCAGTTATGGACCCCATAGCTTGTCCTAGATTATGGATAGTTAATTCCGGAAGAGTTAATTCACCTTCATTATATCGTTTATTAAATCTTTCGACGTTTCTTTCTCTTTCATCGAAAGCTTTTCCATAAGCATTGAACAATCCCATTATATTACTGCGCTCCAATCATCTGCATTACTTCTTCATCGGACATCCCTTCTTTATAAGCACTAGCTATAACATCATTCAATAACAATGCGGTTTTTTCTACGGCTTTTCCTATTCCCTCTTTAGAAAATCCCATTTTATGTATCTCTATTAATTTATTAACGTGTTTAGGATTTGTAGCAATTTTGGCAAGTATTCTTGGACCCATCAGTACCGCACCCGCCGCTAATGTAGCACTACCGGCTCCGGCCATAGCCCCTGCTGCTCCAGTAGCTACTTTTCCGGCAGCAGTAGCAAGACCACCGGCATATAAAAATTCCTTAGATCGTTGAAATAAAGTAGCCAAACCTGATTCCGGTTTGTTAGCCACATCGGCCATAAGATTTATTAATCTTCTGTAGGGACCATAAGCTTCCCCTAAAACAGCTTTTGCTTTACTAGAATTATTGACATCATTTAATCTTTTAGCTTCTTTAACAAATTTTTTTACGTCGAGTTCTTCTGTTATTAATGATCCTAATTTATTTTCTGCGTAAGAAGTTCTTATAGCTTCTTTTGCTTCTTTAAAGGAACTAAATGGTAAATTCCGTAATTCTTTTTCGGGTATTAGTTTATAAGCTCTCTCTAAAGATTTCATAAAGGCATTTATATTTTCAGATTTATTAGAAGCAGTAAATACTCTGCCCATAGTTTCGTAAACCCCTTTATTTGCGTTGTTTACAAAATTTTTATTTATAGTGGGAAACAAAGTATCAATATCGTTCTTATATGAATTTTGTAATCTCCTATATTCCTTTCCGGCCCCTGGATCAAGTTTAGTCATTTCTGATCTAATACGAACTTTTATTCTTTTTGATAAATCTCTAAGTTCCTTTGCAGCTACGGGGTTAAATGTAGGTGATCCAAAATTAGACACTTCAGTTATTGTTTGATTAACGTGTTTGTCAAATTCCAATAAAAACCTACCCGGAGCTTCCGATACGTCCTCCATTAATCCCTCTAATTTAGTTAGAGCTTTTTGTGTAGCATCATTTAATGTACTATTTCCTAAAGAATCAGAATTAACTTTACGGTAGTTTGATAAAGATGACTTTAAAGATTTTAAAGGAACACTTCCGGATAATTTGCCCTTAATGGCATCTAAAGAATTTCCATACTCTTTCCGTATAATGTTTTGTCCTTCATCTATTACGTCAGAGATACTTCTACCTAAATCTTCAACAGGAATTGCATCTGAATCCCCTAAAATTTTTTCTATTCTTTCCTTTACTATTTTTTCTGTTCCCCTTTCTACTTGCTCAAAAGGAACCTTTCCAAAAAATCCTCCTCTAGCTATGTTTTCTTTTTGAATTTCCCATGCAGAAGCTAAACCAGTTTGGGATGGAGATAGAGACATCCCCTCATCCATAAGTATTTCTTGAGATTGCATACGTCCCTGAGTGGTTCCAAAATTAGCTACATCTCCAGCGGCCATTTCTCGTACTATGTCTTCTGGACTTGCTCCTTTAGCCGCTTTAGCTCTAATGGCATTATAAGCTAATTTTCCTAGCCGCATTGTTCCAAAAGTAGCTATATCTAAACCTAATGTTTTAACTCCTTCTAGTAGAGCTTTGTTTATGTCTGCGTCTGTACCGTCTGCCCAATCAGAACCCATAGAGCCTATACTAGCTCCTATAGCACTTCCAGCTAAAACTCCAGGCACCCCAAGAGGTGTTCCTAACGTACCCCCTATAACAGAACCAGCAGTAGGCCCGTCAATCGGAAAATTAAGGTTTAATCCGCTCTCCTCTTGTGCTGCTTGATATTCTGAAGGTGCAGAAGTACCCCTTAAACTCATTGTCTGTTGATCCTGCATTTCGGCAGCTTCTAAAGCTGTTTTTTCATCAGGAGCCTCAATTTGATAAGTTCCGTATTGAGTAGTTATTTCATATGTAGGCATTATTTTATTACCTTTATTGTAGCCGTGCTACCGCTTGGAGTAGTTACTGTTTTTGCTGACGAAGGTGGGGCTGGAGGGGAAGAACTTGAACTTGTAGAAGCAGACGGAGGTTTCTTTCCTTGTTTTAACTTACTAAAAATATTCATATTAAATTTCGGCATTTTCATTAGAGGGTAATTAGCATTTCCTCTAAACGGCCCAATTTTACGTTGTGCGTTGTACTGTGCAATATTATCTTCTATAAATCCTATTTTTTCCTTTAGTATGTCTTCTAGTAATTCCCCTAAAACTTGAGGACTTCTAAGCGCAGAGGGATCACCTCCTAAAACTTGTATGACTCTTTCAGCGTCTTTTTCTGTCATTACGCCGCCGCCTACGGTCTGCAAACGAAACTGTCCTATTAAAGCATTTAATTCTCCTGTTTGTATTTTTGCCCTTATTTCAGCATCGTTTAAATTCATCCCAAAATAAGATTTAACATTACCTATAATTTTATTAGCCAATAGTTGAAAACCTTTACCGCCTTTTCCTACATCTTCTGCATATTTAATTAATCTGTTTGATGTATTCGTAGCTAATCTTAGTTCTTTTTTAAGTTCAAAAAATTTGTCTTCTGGCAACATTCCTTTAGTTAGCATGCCTTTAGTAACTTTTCTATAAGATGACGGTATTTGTGTCTTTGTTCCGTCATCTGAAACCATATAATTAATACCGCCTATTTCAATAATATTGCCCTTTACCTGATCTCCGTTTTGATCTATCCAAATATCTCCGACATCTGGACTGTCTCCTTTTAGTCCTTTTAGTCTATCGGTTACATTTTCATACCTATCTTGCCAAATATCGTGAAATTTTTTAGCTTCTTTAAGATACCCACGTTTTAACATTTCATCTACGATAGAGTTTTTTTCTCCAAGAGTAATATTCCCGTCTGACTCTGCCCTAGAAAACATTTCCATCATTTCTTGACGATCCGCATCTCTTTTGCGTACCTTAGCTAATCGTGGGTCTTCCTGAATAAAACCTTCCATTGGCGTTCCTTGTAGTAAACGACTACCAATTCCCCCTGCTTGCCTAGCAATGTTCCTGCCCATTTGTTCATTTGCTTTAGCAATTATACCAGAAATGTAGTCAGGTGCTTGCTTTTGAGCGCGAAGTCCTGCTAACTCATCTTCTTGCCTCATTGCTTGTCCTACGTCGGCAAAAGTTTCTCCACCAAACAAACCTAACCCCGAACTAAACGGATTTGTAGCCATTATGTTATTCCTCCTAATGCGTCTTGACCGGGACCCTCTTCACCCGGTCCCATTGAACCTGTATTATCATCTTCATCCATTTCAGGATCACCTATTTCTAAATTTGCAGTTGCTACTTGAGTTTGAAAATCTGAAACAGCTTGATTAAATCCTTGACTGTCTAACCCCCCATAATCTTCAAACTCATTTATACTATAACCTCCACCAAAGGGATCAAGAGACAACGCTAAGGCTTTCTCAAAATCTTTTCCAAAGCTAAATAATCCTTTTTTATCTGGAATTTGATCTTTATCTGTTATAGCCCTTCCAAATCTATCTGTTAACCCTCCAGTAGAAGGACCACCTTTAGTAAGAGCATCTGTAATATTTTCTTCTGCTATATATGTTCCTGCTCCTAACATTAAAGACGGTATCGTACCAAGCGCAGAAAAAATTCCTTTAGTAATAGGATTAGTTATAATATTATATTGGTCAATAAGTTGAGCGGTAGTTGGAGGTTCTTGTGGTGGTTCTTCTCTATTTTCATCAAATTGACATTCTGGTGCGCCTGGATTTAATTGGCAGTAATCAGGGCCTACACGATTAAATAAACCTAAAGCTCCCTGATACAACACAGGAGGTTGAACTACAGGTTGCATACTAGAACCAAAATTAGCTCCAGTTCTATTTACAAAGTCCTGTAAAAATGGTGATAAATTTTGATTACTAAACATTCCTTGTTGTGTTAAGGCCATTTTAATTTCCTATGTTTTTTATGATTTTTTAGGTTGCCCGAATAAACCAGCACCATACGATAAAGCAGTTCCAAGAGGACTAGTAGCATACGCATTACTTAACCCTGTAACTGCTGCTGATCTAGCTTTAGAAGCTTCGGAAACACTTGAACCTATTTCTCCTCCAATACCCATTCCAAGTTTTCCTTGTTGATACGGAACATCAAGAAGAGATGTAGCAGCTTCGATATCACTTGACTCTCTACCCAACAGCGCATCAATTAAACTTTGAGCTTGATTAAATGACGATACTCTACGTGCATCTCTAGCCGTTGCAAGTCCTCTTTCTAAATCTTCAATATTTCTACCACCTCCGGTAGTTCCAAGTCTTCCTTGAGAAAGCAAACGAGTTTCAAGGTCAGTCTTCATACGTTCTTCTTCAGGAGCTACTAGAGCTTGCTGTTGTTGGTAAAATAAATCTCCAGCGGCAAAGGGGTCAAGACCTGAATAAAGACCGGCCTGTGATCCAAACATACCAGATCGGGCCAACAAACCTGAATAAATATTAGATAGTTCAGGAGACAAATTTAACAAGGCTGTTTTAGTTTCGGGATCAAACTCAGCAGTTCCACCTAATGATCCTACTGAAAAAGGATTACTACCAGCAGCAGTTATATTAGCAACATCTCGTAGTCCTTCTGCTTGCATACGTGCAGCGTCTTGCGCTGCTTGTATTGTTTGATCTGCTCCTAAGTAAGAAAGACCACCAGATACAAGCCTACCTCCAATGTCAAATAATCCCGATCCTACTTGAGTTGGGCTAAATGAACTACCTAAAATTGTGTTTAAACCTGATGTTATTGCGCTAAGAACCATAATTTTATCCTTTACCTTATCTTACCTTGTTTTGTGAGAAGCATTGTATTAACTAAACTAGAGTAGTTTCCAGCCACAGTATTTGTCATTTTAAGTCTAATTGTTTTACCTGTACGTGCTAAAGCTATTTTATATTCCGTAGGTCCAACTGTTGAAGCATATTTAGCTGCACCATACAAAGCATCACTTTTACCATAAAGAAAGATTGTCTGTGCGGAAACAAGATTAAATGTTTTTGTAAATGGTGAACCAATGTCGTAGTCTTTATACACCGCTACTTGAGCCTGACCGCCTCGACCACCTACTATTGTAAAAATACCAGACTTAACAATTTTAGATATAGCAGGACTACCTAAGTCTAACCAAGATGTTTGGAATATATAGTCATAGGAAGCGTTAGTTGACGCATCACTAGCATTAATTGATACAT